AATAGATTAACACAAAGATTATACAGGTCTATAATCTCCTTCATAATTGTGAATTTGTCGAAACATGTCCGTATGATAAAATATAGCAGTAGTTGGTATATTTATTCATGGCCAACTTTGTTGATTTTGCGCAGCTTGGGGTTACACAGGGTTATTTGGGTTTTGTTGAGTACCCTAAGCTTTCCGGCGGTGGCAAAGAGTTCTTATGGCAGCACATGTGGGATATTGATATCCCTGTGAAGCCAAGAGCAGTATATTGGCCTGGTTTAGATGTAATAAAACACAGGATGAAAACACTTTCTCTTGATATAAAGAAAGATTTAGTCGGTAATGCTGATGTTAATATTCGGGGCATACATATCAAGCAGCATGGTGGGTACGAAAGTGATGGGACTGTCAACTGGGAAATGATTGACTTTGAAGACCAAACGATTTATGCTATGGCGTTATCTTTTATGAGTGCTGGTGGGGCTAACAGATACAAGTTCCAGCTCAGAAAGGAAGATGTGCTAATACCTGTTTTCCAAGTATTCTTCCTCAACTCTAGTCGCAAACCCGTTAAGAGAATTGACTTTTACACTCTACAATTTACGAGTTATGACTATAGTTACGAAACTCCCACTGAACCCTCTGGTGTGCGTGAAACTGTGACGTTAAACTTCAGCTATGAACACCACGATAAGACTCTTTTGAACGTAGTCCCAGCATTTACTTTCTAATATGGAGACGATACAAAACAATAAAAGATATATCACTAATTACGAAGCGTCAGGTATCTTAGGTATTCCAACCTACAAGATAGATACAGTTATTAGAGCATACAGCGTTCCACATTACCGAGCTGGCAGCACTATATTTATTAGAAAAGATGTTTTGCCACATATTAAGGCATTTGTTGAGATGTTAGAGCAAAGTGGATATGCATTTTGACCAGGTCTTAGTCGATCAGGCTAAGCGGGCTGGTTTCTTTAACATGCCACTCACTATTGATGAGTTTGTAACGCGTCTAGGTCTAGAAGGGTCTATCTATCCGACATGGATGAAACACTTGCGTCAGCTTTTCCCCGATCCTATACATACCGCTCACAATTATATCCTACTAACTGGTGCTATCGGGACTGGCAAATCTACTGTCTCAAAAATCGCAGCGTTATATACCGCATATAAGATACTATGCCTAAAAGATTTTAAAGCATTCAATTTATTTATAACTAAGCCTATTCAGTTTGTTTTCTTTCATGTTAAGATAGAAAAATCTCGCATCGAGTTTTTGGAGTATGTTAAGGATGTATTTGAGAATCACGATTTATTCCAAGAGATTAGAGAACTACGATTAGAACAAGATTTGAAGCCTATTCCTATAGATTTTCAAGCTGATGGAGCAAAGAGTAACTCTTCCATAGGTGGCGATGTAATTTTTTATGTTTTCTCAGAAGCTAACTTTGTAAACGAGGGTGTAATTAGGTTTAAGTTAGAGCAGGCATATAATCGGTTTAAATCGCGTTTTCTATCTGCCAAAGACTATTTAGGTAATATAATTATAGATACTTCTGCATCTTATGAGGGTAGTGTTGTAGATTTTTTGGGTCATAGAGCTGAGGATTTTTATACTGTTAGAATGTCGCAGTGGGAGGCTAAGGCACATACAGGGCTGTTCTTTAAGAAAGGTGCTATTTGGGTCTATACGGGTGGTATTTTAGGTGAGCCTAAAATAATAGGTGATAAGGAGTATGTTACGCCTGAGGAGTTAAGCAAGTATGAACCCGAACGTATCATAGAGGTACCCAAAGAGTTTGAGAAAGAGTTTAACGCCAATATTTACGAGGCGCTAATATCGTTGGCTGGGGTTAGCGTAAGGCCTCCCAATTCGCTTTTCACACGCGAGATGGTTAGCCCTGTTATGAATCTTCCGAAGGTCACTAACGATTTGATAAGCATCATGCATATGGATACTATGCTTGAACCTATACTCTCAACATTGCCTGTTGATAGAGCAATAGCTATTCATATAGACACATCTATACGTGGGGATAATACAGGTATCGCTATGGGTTACTGGTACGACGAGAACACTATATATATCCCCGTAGCTTTTGGGCTTCACAACGAAGGAGACGACATACCTATGCACCTTATAGAGGGCCTGATAATACAAATAGCCCAACAAAGGCAAATATCTATCGTAACTGCCGATACATATCAATCTTATAAACTCCTTCAAGATATCGCCATAAAGACTAGAATTAAAACTCAAACAGTATCTGTTGACCAAAACCCAAGTATATATTTTAGTTTAAAAAAAGCGATTATAGACAGGACGATAAATATAACCCAGAATCAACTTTTGATAGACGAGCTTGCTAATTTGCGTTATAAAGTCGTAGGAGCTAGTTTCAAACCAAAGATAGACCATTCTCCCAATTCCTCCAAAGACATAGCCGATGCCGTGGCTTCTGTTCATTATGTTTTGCGAGACTTAGTCGCTAAAGGAAAAGCTGTAAATGCTGTAATCGCACAGGAAATACAAAACTATAAAAATAAGCTATACCAGCAACTGAACATAAACCGTCCAATAATAACTACGAGTATGGCAATAAAACCATCTAAATTTTAGCGTTTATGTCGCCGACCCATTACTGGTTAGAGAAGGTAGTTATAAGCAATGGCACTTACCATAATCGCGAACTCGCAGTAACTACGTATAATGTTTATGCGTCACCTGATTCTAAACAACCTGGCGTCTTTGTAGGAGCTGACCTGCTATGGAGTAGGAATCTACAACTTTATTTGAAACGCGAGGGTGATATTAATAACCCTCCGATAATCACCGATGTTAGCAATCTATTTCTGGCACCTAAAGCTAGTTTCTTTCTTGTAACGGATATGAATAAAGCTGATTGGGGCATACAGACCAAAGAAGGATTAAGGCCTGACCCATCAAGAGAGTCATATTATTGTAACCGTAGAAATGCCGTCAAATTAGAGTTGATGCGGGGTAGTAGCATTGCATCGCAAGCACCCGAACCAAACCCAATCACTAATTTACTGAACAACGAAGAAGCTGTAAAACAAGTAATAGATTATGTTTTCTCAAAGCCACCTCTGCTTTTTTCGGTAGCTGCGATTCTACGTAATGAAGCGGGTGATCAGCATCTTTTTGCCGATGCTGGGAATGCCCCACACCAGTACCAACTTATAAAAAATATGGAACCAAACAGACAAGACTATTCGGATAAACTTCATTCTGGTACTCGCTTTGGCATAGCATCGTACTACCTATATGCCAAACGTATATACAAAAGCGTTTTTAAACTGAACATAGGCGATTATCTCGTTATATCTATTGCCTACTATCCAGTAGTTAACCCACCAGAAACAAATAATGTGACACTAGATAATATAACAGGTTATTATAATGATCGGATAGGAAACTTAGAAAACTATAAATGCTCTATCTATTCTTTCCATTTGTGGCGTCATGCTCTATACGGTGGTTTTGTAGGCATAGCTGGTCGCGGCGACTATTACGATAGTGGTTATACACTAAAACCTGAATGCGCTTGTAAAGCGTTTAAATTGCTGCTTGACGCTCAGACTCAGCCAGAGTACAAAAGGTCTTGGTATCATGTGTTATATTACCCAACTGCTTTCTACTTACTTTTACTATACTTAGCTACAACGAAAGCGGATAAAACTCATAATAAAAAAGAAACCAATGAGGCTATAAATAATTTAAAGAGCATATTCAGTGAAAATGGGAATATAGAAGATAAGATAAAAAACGATACCTATAAGAAGATTGTTAGAAAGTTTATTAACGAAATAGGTGCTCGGTACCTGAGAATTATAATGCAAGAAGGACTAGATTATATTATGGTAAACAGTAAAGCAGTAAGGGAGTACGATAATCCGATACAGATGCTATGGACATATTGTATGGAAAAAATAGTTAAGAAAGTACAACCAAGAAGTGACGTGATAGAAGGATATTTAAATGACAAAATAAAAAATATCAATAACATATACAAACAAATACTACAAAGAGAAATACAATTTTTTAACACTTAGCTTTTATTCTAAGTTTTTGTATACATCTAAGCCTATCAATGTTTCCACTTTTTTGCCCATATCTAGTAGTATTTTATAAGATAGCGATTGTACTATAAAAGCTATGGCTAGTGCTTTATCGTACTTTGCTATTTTATTGAGAGCATCTTGGCTACCCATACCTATCAACTTTTTAACATCCATAAACTCATCTACTTCTTTTATGATGTAGGGGTTAACTTTTCTGACACTACTAATAAGTTGATTGATTTCCATTGCATTTACTATACTCTTCCTTATATCTACTATTGCGCTACTTATATTAGGCCAGAATAGGAGTGACTCCTCTAAACCAACATTATATTTTAGAAGTGTGGATGCGTGCGGTATAACATAATATTTACGATAGTAATAGTTAACAAAAAGAGTCATGAATATGTAGTACAATCCTGTTTTGTATCCATATAATTTTCTAGATAATTGTTCCGCTGTGATATTGTCAGCATATTCTAAGTTGAAGTACTCGACCAGAAAATTATATATATCCGTATCTAGTGACTTCGCAAATTGCGTTGTTATACTTTGTTTTGATTTAAGTAAATGTCCCAAATCCTTCAGTCGGTATAGTATTATAAATTTATCTGAGTCTACGAATTTTACGAATAGTTCTTCTATCGGTAACGTAATCATAGTTTTATTTGTGTAACTAGTGCACTTGGATCGTAGTAGCTGTCTAACCAGTAGAGCCCGACTGCTTTAGGAAGGACATTGAGTAGGTAGTAGCGGTAGAAGTTCTCTATAAGCGTGTGGAAGTTATCTATTTCGCCCCTTACCCCATACCATATATAGTATTCATACACGTCGTATAACATATCGTAAAGCAGTTCATAGTCTTTGATAGGGACTTCTATCTTGAGTTTTTGAGCTGCTCTGTCTAAGAAAAATTTCAGCATTTCTACTGCGTCTACATCACGTTCTGCCAAAAGCCCAAGTAGTTGTTTACCGATTTTTGTGCTTTCTAAGAATACAACCTCGGATTTATCTATTGTTATTCTTTCTAATTTCTTGTTTATGTCTTCTATGCGTATTTTCTGTTTAGTTATTTTAGTACCTATATAGTGCCATGGAATACGAGATTGGCTATATTGATGTAGTTCATCTTTCTGATATTGAACTACTTTTATCTTTTCGGGTTCTATGTTTTGTGCTTTTAGATGTTGTCTAATTTTATTTGTAATATCATAGTAAGGATTTGATAGGATACCTTCTACAAATAAGAATGGTACGATACCAAAGTCTGTAACTCGCTCGTAAGTAATAGTATTTATAGGTTTAGAATCACGTAATACTTCATGCAGATTAGGTAATTGAATGCTCGGAGTTTGCCTATGATAGTAAAACAGATAACCTGGCATATCATAAATATACTAATTTTTATCAAAACATCACATGGTCATAAACGAAGAATACAGGAGTTACAACTTGTTGGCGACCATACACTATATTATGAATGTTGAGTGAATACTTATATGTTACAAATGCTTGACCTGCAGCATTTAAGCGATAAAATTCTACACCATCTATTTCTTTTTTATCTAACATGCCATTAATAAATAGGTGTGTAAATACATTCGGGCTTATCGCTCTAACATTTATCCAAAAACGCAAACGATTATATCCATATAATGCTTCCACGAAATTATTACTACCCAATCGCATGCGACCAGCTAGAGGACGATATGGCATATGTAATGAATGAATAATATTAGTCACTAAGTCTAAGTAGAAGTTGTCGTTGTATTCTTTATCGTAATTTATCCCCATAGAACTGAGGAATTGCATCATGGCCTTCTTGTTCAATTCTACAGGCTTTTCAGAACCTGCCCTTATAAGTTGTTCGTATTGACCAGAAGTGTCTGCTATTGCGGGTTGGGATTTCTTATGTACCTCGTGATATTTATTTATCTGCTGCTCTATGTAGGTAGTTAAGGTCGTGTCTATACAGGTCTTTAGTATGCCATATAGAATAAGATATTCTATACTTAGTTTAAGTGCAAAAGGTGTGAGCTTGATATTGTTATTATTTATCTCTACCAAAGATATATCTAAATACTTTTTTAGTATTTGCTCCGATACCCCACTTGGCCAGTAGTTGTTTATAATAGCATATATATTAACCAGATCGTAATAGCTAAAGTTTTTATGTATATCCAAAAGATTCTTTAATTTTTCTTCTGATAATAACTTAGTTTTTATGGGCTTTAATAGATTTATGTTTTTCTTTTTTATGACTTTGATTGCGAGTTGAGAAATCATATTATTGTGTATTTATATATTTTAGGTATCGTTCTTTTTGTCGGAGAACGTTGTAGATATACTGGTCTAGTGTTCCGATGGCGATGATGTAGTGATAGACGCACTTATCGGATTGCTGGGAAATTCGGTGGATTCTGTCTTCGGCTTGTAGCATAGTAGCTGGCACCCAGTCTGTTTCAGCAAAGACGATTTCGTCTGTGGCAGTGAGAGTCAGCCCCTCCGAAGCTACAGCTAAGGAAGCGATGATAATAGCTTTCTCAACCTCTTGGGACTGGAAAGCTGCTACAGCCCTAGCTCGTTCGTTCTTAGAAACACGACCGTCAACAACATAAATCTCATATTCAGACCACATTTCGGACAATTTATTTTTAAGGTAGTCTATAACTTCGTTATGATGTGCGTATATAATAAACTTATTCTTACCTTCTAACTTATTTTGCACGTAACTGACAACCCAGCGAGCTTTTTCTATTCCTATAAGACGACGGTAAGTAGATATACGCATGGCTATATCTTTCGGAAGTTTAAGATTAGCCTCTAACATGCTTCTAATCCTGGCCTCTTCACTGATAGCCTCCATAAGGTGCGTATCAGATGGATTAGTGATATCTATGTTGACAAAGATACGACTTTTAGCTGGTAGTTCGGCAAGTACATCCTTTTTTAATCTTCTGATATATTGCTGCGTACTTTTAAGATAAGTTACAAGATTAGCAGCTTTCTCGGCCTCTATAGTACGATAATAACGAGCATGATTGCTCGTCCTGTAATAATATGCCGCCGTCTCCCCCTCAAAATTCCTAATGAACTTTACCACATCGGTTATACCATTAGGCAACATGTCAAGCAAACGAAGTATGTTATACGCTTCTACTGGTCTATTCTTCACAAGTGTTCCAGTAAGACCAAGTATGAACCTGGCCTTACTAGTCAAAGGTAGAACATTCTTAACACGCTTAGATTTAAGACTTTTCAAATTTTGTATCTCGTCAAATACAATGATTTCTGGTTCAAGTGACAGAAGTGAATGTAGTTTGTTCTTAGCTGTGAGTGTAGCATAGTTAACAATATTTATTCTTTGAGGTGTGGGATTCTTCAGTGTTACACGCGGAAGTAAAAACCGTTGTGTATCAAATTCAACAATTCTATCATACCATTCTTGTAACATCACATCAGGAGCCATAATGATAACGGTCATGCCCTTACGATATGTTGCTAATAAAAATGCGATGGTCTGAACGGTCTTACCTAATCCCTGCTCGTCGCATAGCAAAAACCCCTTCTTACCACTACCATAATTCAATAGCATGTTTCGTATCCCATCTATCTGATAATCTCGCAGACTAGGTATTAGACCCCTGAGCATCTCTAAGTCTTTATTGACAGACTTAGCAATGTTATCAGGAACTAATATCTCTACACTGCTACCAGTAGCCGTATCCAATGACTGCAACTTTTCATTGACAATATCTATGTATCTGTTTTTAGCACCGAACTTGTAAGCCAGAATGCGAGCTTCTACACTGAGATATTCAAAATACTGTGAAGCGAAAAGTGAAAATTGCCGTTTATCTCCACGCCAAGCATTGTCAGGCATCGGACTATACTTAAACCCATACTTCTTAAGTGCATCCTTTATAGTCATAAAATCTTGTGTATTAGAATTATGTACATAGGGTAGTTTAATGTAGAAAACATTATCTTGTGTAGTTACCGTCAAGTACAATGGCTTGTTTTGATAGTAGTTAACAGCCTTGACGGGGATTTTCGAGAATGCCTGCCGTAACAGGTCGGCCTTAACATCGTCCATGCCGCTCATAGGCTTATACACTCAGTCTGGGCGCAAGGTAAGAAGAGCTGACCAAAGCTCGGCATGCCCTATTAGCCCCGCCAAAACCTGATGGTAGCATACGGTTGTACAATGTAATTCAAAGTTAGCCCAGAACTGGATGTAAAGTAAGCATTAGCTAAGTTGATATTATCATAACTGATTCCACTAACTCTTTCCGCATCCCTAACCTCAAACTCGATAGGCAGACTAAACTCCAATGTGAAGCCATGACTATACATAATATTTTTGATAAGTCCTTCGTCGCTACTACATAATAAAGGCATGTAAGCTAAGTTTACTAGTGGGATAGTACCTGCCTCTGTTGTAATGGAATCATCTGGATACCCAGATTGAAGTGCTAGGCAGGCTAAAACTAGCATATGATTAGGTACCTCGCTATCCGCCACAGAATCTCGTAAAGGCTTGCTATTATATGTACGCGCTTGTAACTTCACTATCATCCCAGTACGATTAGGATGCTCAGTACTCAAATACCAAACATAAGATTCAGGAATAAATATGTAAGTACCGTTTGAAACATTACTTTGTGCCATGTTATATATTATACTATATGGTATTAAATCGTATTTAAAATCGTAACTTGGTCTTTTATTGCTATCCCTTACGTTGCTAATTATATATCTGACTTTGTTATTAATTGTTAAGTCACCTTCTTCAAACCCCGCATGACAACAATCACCGCCTGTATTGTTCAAACGTCTGAATAGTAACAAAAAGTTCAGTATAGCCCCTGGTGGCTTCTGATTATTAACAAATGGATAGTTAGCGTATGAGGCTCTGTTTGTAAATTGAACATTAGCCACAGGACTAAGGCTGACACAGTAACTCATCTTAGATAAATGTTCAGCTATCGCTCTATTAGGAATATTAGTCATATGGAAATATACTCACATTTAGCTTTACTCGCCTTCAGGGCATCAACCACCAGGGCCTCCACCGCCACCACCAGGGCCTCCACCGCCACCACCAGGGCCTCCACCGCCACCACCAGGGCCTCCACCGCCACCACCACTGTCATCGCCATAACACATTGTATAATTCCCTGTGCCGCCACCGCCTCCACTACCGCCACCGCCTCCACTACCGCCACCGCCGCTGCCGCTGTCATCATCGTCACCACCACCACCATCGGGTGGTGTTACATTAGCTATAGTACTACTGCTTGCCTCGCAGGTATTCATGATATCTACCCGCCTTACGTTCCAAAAAACTGTATCGTTATGTTCTATATCTATGTTATCGTATATCGGTTCGTAAATGATACCTGCTTCAAGTAGATCATCTGGGTAGTTACTATTATTTAGGGTTCTTGTTATTAGGATCTGGATATGCCCGTTTTCTGGTTGTACTATTCTAAAGTCATCGCCTCTGAGTTTTATATAATATGGTATTGAACGGTTACGTCTGACATTGTTTTTTCTGAACATTATCGATTTCTACTAAATGATTTATTTGTTCTAAGTATTAGTCCTGCTTTTCTAAAGCCTGGGTCCAGTGTAAAATCAACGCCAGGGATGTCGTATATCTTAGTACAAACATCTTTTTGCCATTCGCCGACCACAACAGCTGAAACTGGTAGTTCAATACCTGACATGACCATCCCACGTATCATCTTAATCCAGTTACCGACCTGTGTGCCCTCGAAGGGTTCAATAGGTAATAGCACAAGCGTACCACATAGCCAGTCCCCCTCTATATACATCTTAGATACATAATGCGTAATCATCATATTTAAGAGCATTTGATCAACGGCGGGGACTAAACTATATTTGTTTGTTTTCTGGTCTCTATTACCATGAGTTATACTACCAAGACAAGTTCTAGTAGCCATACGATACTTATACGTTTCTGATTCCAAATAATCCACTAAAACCTTTCGAGAGAATATACTACCATCAGTTGCTTTCTGGTCAATAGGTAGAATTCT